GTGGAACGAGCCAGGAATTCTTCTGTTACCACTTCTTTTTCTCGCGCATACATAGCAACCGAGTCGTCGAATCGCTCAAGTATGACTTTAGTGAAATTCGTAATTCCGTGCTTTGTGATTGCACTACGAATGACCTTTCCAGAGCCCATATACCCGTCATTCATATCAAGGGTCTTATGTACTCCTACGTAGATTTTGTTGTTTATCAAATTTGTTATCTGATACAAGTAATAGAACATAATGTTCCTCCATTACTTTATTTATGCAAAATCTACTATGTGAGGAAAGATACAGAATCGAACTGTAACCCTTTCGAGTCGTTCTGTTTTCGAGGCAGACGTAGACCCAGTCTACATAACTTTCCAATGTAAAATGCTTAGTTGCGACGCTACCGAATCGAACGGTACCCTCTGGGTTATGAGCCCAACGTGCGAACCTACACACTCGCCCGCAACTAAACACTCTAATAATCATATTTATACAAGTTAAAATTGGTACCTGGGACTGGACTCGAACCAGTATCGCTCTCCGTGTAAAGGAGACGTATAACCTTTCTACGCACCCAGGCATATCTTGTTGTGGCGGAAAACCGGGGGATCGAACCCCGAAAGCCTTATTCAGACCCGACAGTTTAGCAAACTGCTCCAATACCATTATGGGAGTCTTCCTTCGTATTACAAATTGTGGGGCGGAGCCGGGAATCGAACCCTGGTCTTTCGTTTCACAGACGAAAATTCTGCCACTGAACTAACAACGCCATTGTATTACAAATTTTGGAGCATCCAGAGGGAATCGAACCCTCGTCCTAACATTGGCAATGTCAAGTTCTACCATTTAACTATGGATGCATTAATATCTCGGAAGACCTAGTGCTGCTCTTCCTCTTACTTCTATATGCGTTACCACCCGCATTGTGTTTCATTATCAGCATCTCCGCTATCAGTGCGATTACTTTCTGTCCCGATCTCACTTCTCTACTTCCGGTTGTTATCGTATGATACTGATTAAATTCTGGAGTCCCGGGTCCGAGTCGAACGGACGGTGTTTCGGATTTGCAATCCGATGCAATGGGCCACTCTGCCACCGAGACATACACTTATTTATCACTAATTCTGGCAGTCGAGACGGGTAACGATCCCGTTCCCCTAGCGTGACAGGCTAGTATGCGTCCATGAACACCTCTCGACTATATCTTTCTTTTCTTTCCTGCAAACGTATTCTTGGTGGGGCTGATAGGATTCGAACCTATTAGAGCCTTTCGGCTGACAGATTTACAGTCTGTTGCGACCCTCCCGCTTCACCGCAACCCCAAAATATATATTCGATAATTGATTTAAGCTACGCAGGTGCCGGATTACCCGGCCTGCTTTGCCATCCATCAACTGTCGACTAGACATTTCTATCTAATTATCCTGCAGGAATTCTGGTATCACCGAGCGGAATCGAACCGCCACCTACAGGTTGAAGGCCTGTCGACGCTGCCGTTAGTCTACGGTGATATAATGCTGGAGTCCCATAGCGGAGTTGAACCGCTCTTGCCAGGATGAAAACCTGGTGTCCTAAACCGATAGACGAATGAGACATATAAAGAAAGACCGTAGCCTCTACCGATACCGCGGTGATCTAGCTACTGCTGTGTGAGCCTGATCCTCTCAAATCAGGAGTCTTGAAACTGGTCACCTCGGGTGGAGTCGAACCACCGCCGCCTGGATCCAGGCCAGGAACGCTGCCGTAACGCTTCGAGGAGATATAATAAAGTGGTCTGGGTAGTAGGATTTGAACCTACGTCCTCCTGCATCCGAGGCAGGCCGTCTACCAGGCTGGCATATACCCAGATATGTTGCTAAACTGTGGTCGGGGTAGAAGGATTCGAACCTTCGTCCTCCTGCTCCCAAAGCAGGCCGTCTGACCAGGCTGGCATATACCCCGACTGAGTAGAGTGTTTAGTTGCGAAGATTGGATTCGAACCAATGTCCTCAGGGTTATGAGCCCTGCGATCTGCCAGGCTGAGCTACCTCGCAACTAAACACTCTACTTTGTTTCTAATTGATAGACCAATTCAGTACACGGGAATCGAACCCGCATCTCCGACCTAGACGGTCGGCGCACTTCCAATATGCTAATACCAACATTGCATCCTACAGCATTGGCGTGCCAAAGTCAACAGTGGGTCTACTCATTTCCGGGGGCGCGCCAACGCTTGCCCGATATGATCTTTAAATTTGGTGGGTATACTCAGATTCGAACTGAGAACGACTGATTAAGAGTCAGCTATGATAATCCAATTTCACCATACGCCCGTATTAGCCTGTTCTACAACCTGTATTGATTGGGTTGAAGGTTAGCTAGACCTTTGATCGGCCGTAGAGCGTATCTACATTGCGCGAATTATGGAGGGCATGGAAGGAATTGAACCTTCGACCCGAACTTTAACAGAGTTCCGCTCTGGCCTCTGAGCTACACACCCATAAATTTGGAGGGTCCTGTTTCACGGCCAGGCCCAATTGGATAGTCCCTACTATCGCCGTACATACAACTGCTCTGAGCGGGTATGGAGAATCGAACTCCCCGTTCGCCAGCTTGGAAGGCTGGTGCGTGGCCTTTACGCTAGTATACCCGCGTATACTTGGTGGAGAGAGTAGGAGTCGAACCTACTATGCATGTGCATACTTGAGGGTTACAGCCTCATCGCTTGCCGTTCGCGCACCTCTCCATAATCTTTGGTTCTCGATGTTGGATTTGAACCAACGGCTAACGGATTATCGGTCCGCTACTCTGGCCAGGCTGAGTTAATCGAGAATCGAAACTACTTACTTCAATCAACTTGACTAATTAATTGAAGAAAGTAGTTTCCTACTTCCTATAGGGGACTTCAGCCCCTATTAAGTATTATACTAATGCGTTATCGCCGCACGTTCATCCACTTATCCGCCAGTTTGCCCCCTCTTTAAAGTGCGGGGCCAGGACCTCGTTTCCTGGTGCTTCACACTTATTGCTTTTCGCTGTATCACTGCTTGAACTCAATTACTTCTTCGGGTTCACATTCAGCTTCAACAACGAACACATCATAATTCTTTTCGTCTTCTGGATGTTTAATGGTCTCAATAAACCGAGCATTAAATTTTTGCCTCCAATGATAAAACTGTTCATCTTCAGCATTCCATCTGGCGATCTGTGCATTTCTGCACCTTCCCCTGTAATATACTCCATGCTTCAGGTCCTTCTTTGCTATCTTTGGCGTATAATCTCGTGCCATTTGTATTTTATCCTCTGCTGCGCGTTTTTGATAATGTTCTTCGCACCGCTTCAAAAATTCTTCTTTCGTTATCATGTTCCGCTCCATAAATGAAAAACCCCAGGAAATTCAATTCTCTGGGGTTTACATTGCGAAATGTTTAAGGCTTACTCGCTATGCTTCCCCAGGGGGCTATTAGGTTCTTGGCGGTCAGTTCCGGCCACGAGCCAATATGCGCCCATAAATGTAATTGAGTTACTCAGAGATTTGTTATGCGATTTCATTTGGAGCCGTTTAATCCTTGTTTGTGATTTACAACTTATGCAGCTATTATATACTTATTTATGCCTGCTGTCAAGCTCTTTTTGCTTTTCTTACATTTATTTATGCCGCCTGCATCTTTTTGGCATTTACTATTTCAACATTATAGCGCACTTTCCAGAAGAAGTCAACCTTTATTTTCTTCTTTGCTTTCAAGTATTTAGCAGTGTTCACGGGCTACGACCACAAAATTACAAGATGTGATGCCCATTTTTCTTTCCCCAGGCGCAGTTTAATGAGCAGCGTATTATCTTCCCATACACCCATTCGCCAATTCCAGTCTACCCCCTGGTTCCCAATATTTTCTTCCAAATACGGACGGTAAAAGTAATTTGGGTCTGACGAGTATTCATCGTGTGGCCATTTTACTGTGATAGTAAGTCCCGGGCAAAATTTCCACCATATCAAATCATATACATTAAGGAAGAACGTTTTACTAATTTCAACTACCCCACTATAATAACCGAAGTGATGTTTATTTGACATGCTTAATACAATATGCGTTGGCTTCACTTGTCTCACATACTTCCCACTGTGATGCCAATTCAAATCCTGCTGACTTGTATGTCCCCCACGATGATTTGCGTGGGTAACTCCAGACAAATAACGCTTCTTCCAATTGCGCTTGTGCTATGGCTTGCAACAATAACGCCTTGCCAATACCACGACGTCGGAAGTTTTCATTTACCCACAGCCCGCGTGAACGATAACTGTGATCGACGCATAAATGTCCGCTATTCACTCCAATCAATTCATCGTCGTTATAACAACCGAAAAAGGATGGGGTAGTCAGTAAGTTTTTCATTTCAAGCGGGGCGTCCATATACATCATGGCGCTATGTGTTTCAATTGGGGAAATTCGTTTTGGCCATAATTGATTTCTCCATATTGGTAGCACAGTGGCGAAATCAATATATCGAATTTTCATCAGTCCACTTTGTTACAGATCGCCTGAATTTTGTAAAGTGCTTCCACCGAGTGTAGTTTGCCAGTGTCAACAAAATTGGCAATCTCGGCTATCTGCTTAACACGTTGGGCGCAGATCCTCTCGGCAAAATCTTGCGCCATTTGCGCCTGATCAAGTTTGAGAATTCGGTCCGTCGATTTGTGCATAGCAATCGTATTCATATTGACTTCGGTTAGTTAATAACATATACAGTATGCTGGAATTTGGTGGGGAAGTCAACTAATTCGAACGTGCGCCATTCTGCAAAATAGTGACGGTAAGTTCTTTTCGAAAGTTATCTATATCTGCGGCAAATCGATTTACGTCAGTTTCGGAGATGTCATCTTTCAACATTTGGCCATGTAATATCGCCGCCAAGCAATCAATACCGTCTCGTTCCAATCGTAAATTAACTGCCTCGACATGGCCGGACTTGATATTGAAGATCATCTCTCGATATTCAAACCACTCGTCCAATAACTTTTGCAGGGCTGTTCTATTAATCAATTGAAATATCTTCCATGCCGGCGACGCGGAGGCGCGTAATGTGTCCGAGCATCCATTGTTTATTTTCAATGCCCTTCATAATACCAAGCCAACGATTACGCAGAAGTGCCACTTCGTTTATAATACACTCGTGATCAATTACTTCTTCTTCACCGTCCACATATTTTTCTGCATCGCGTGAAGTAAGAGCTCGGGCATAACCTTCAAGGTATTTCTGAAAGTGCTTGCGCCGCAGTTTGCGTAATTGAATGTTAAGGTAATTGAGTACTGCTTCAATCTCCTGTAGCTGATTAAAGCGGTGCTCTGTTATGCCCGGCATGTTAGAAATAGCCCGTTCAACTTTTCCGGTTACCCTACATTCAGATTTGGCTCCTACCATCTCATTTTCATAATATGATAGGAAATCC